AGGAATTAGTTTATCATATATTCAAAAGTACCGAGAGTAACATCGGTATGATTATGCTTGAGGAAAGTCCTAAGATAACTGCATTAGATATCATGGGTACTGAAGCTAATCTTCCATTACGAAGACCCGATGTAAATTTATCTGATGAAGATAAAACAAACTACTTCAACAAGACAGTTGGTACAGGTAGATTTTATTTCTATAATCACTTCGGTTCAAATTCAGTTGACAATATAATTTCAAGAGTTAGATACATGGCAAAAGCTTTGGACTGTAAGTTCATTGTACTCGACCACATTAGTATGATTGTATCTTCTCAAGAGTTTGGTGAAGAAAGAAAAGCACTTGATGAGATTATGACAAAGCTTCGTACACTTGTACAAGAAACAGATGTAGCTTTGATTTGTGTATCACATCTAAAGAGACCCGATGGTAAAGGACATGAGGAGGGAGCAGTCACCTCACTAGCACAGCTTAGAGGTTCTGGTTCTATTGCTCAACTATCTGATATGGTTCTAGGATTAGAAAGAGATAGTCAAAGTGAGGACATTGTAATGCGTAATACTACTTGTCTTCGTGTACTCAAGAATAGATTTGTAGGTATGACTGGACCTGCTACTTATCTTTACTATGATAAAGATACAGGTAGATTACATGAGACTGATAAACCAACAGGTGAAGAGAAAGAAGAAGACGATAAGTTTTAATTTAAAAGGGGGCGAACATGGGTAATAGATTGTTTCTTGATGTAGAAACAACAGAGATACAAGGTAATGAATTACCAAATAAAATTTTCTGTTTAGTTACTATTGATGATGAGAACAATATTAAAACTTATAGAGAAGGTGAGTATCATCTTTTCAAAGAAGATATATTAAACTACAAAGAGTTTATTGGACATAACATTATAGGATTTGATGCTCCAGTAATTAAAAAAGTTTTAAGTATTGATTTAGAAACTTATGGTAAAGTTACTGACACATTAATACTTTCAAGATTATTTAATCCTATTCGTGAGGGAGGACATTCCCTTCGAGCATTTGGAATTAAGTTTGGATTTAACAAATTAGATTTCAAAGACTTCACAAAGTTTTCACAAGAGATGTTAACTTATTGTATTAAAGATGTACAACTTACTATAAAAGTTTACAAGTTATTACAAAAGCAAGGAGTTAATTTTTCTGATGATTCTATTAATTTAGAACATGATGTTGCTAAAGTTATTGAAAAGCAAATCAATACCGGATTTTTGTTTGATGTAGAGAAAGCACATTTACTTTTAGCTAGACTACAAGCGAAGCTAGATGAAGTTACACAAAAGGTAAGAGAAAGATTTACACCTTTACCTACATTCAAACGATTAGTTAGACCTAGAAAAAAAGCTGATGGGTCTATGAGTATGGTTGGACTTGGATGTCTGGGTGAGGGGTGGGTAAAAGTAGCTGGAGATTTTTCTTTTATAGAAATGAAAGAGTTTAATCTTGGCAGTCGACAGCAGATTGCTAGATGGTTACAAAACTTTGGTTGGAAACCTAGTAAGTTTACTGAACATGGTCAACCAATTGTTGATGAGAAAGTTTTAGGTACGATAAAAGATATACCCGAAGCTGAACTTATAAATGAGTTTCTTCTACTACAAAAGAGAATAGCTATGATTGAGTCATGGTTAGAAGCTGTAGGAGATACTAGGAGAGTACACGGAAAAGTGATTACAATAGGTGCTATCACATCCAGAATGAGTCATCATTCGCCCAATATGGCTCAAATCCCTG